CGATTGATTTCCTCAACCCCAGAAACGACAAAGCCCTGAATAATCAGGGCTTTGTCGTATCAAATATGGCGGAGGCGATGGGATTCGAACTCATGGACCTGTTACAGTCGACGGTTTTCAAGACCGCTATGGAAAGCCGCTGAATACGCGGCCTCAGCCGCTTTTTCGTTCCAATACTTCTGTTTTGCAGCACCTCTACAGACCGCATTCTACAAGGGGCGCCTTTCGGGTTATGGAACTCTTTTTCGGCCTATTTTGAAGGTTTCGCGATGGCACCAACGCGACGGTAAACCCGCTCGGTAATGTCGCCTTTTGTGTGCCCGAGCAGCAGGCTGGCGTCACCCACATCACTGATCTCCGATGCCGCCTTCGGTCGAATATCCCGGAACTGGAATTCACCGATCCTCTTTGCCAGCAGCTCGTCTCCCTGCTCAAGAGCGTCCAGCTTTGCCTTCTCCCGGGCGGCATCCCATCGCTTCCTCAGCATCGTCGCCGTCATCCGTTTACCGCTCCGGTTGATGATCAGGTAGCTCGACACGTGCGCAGCGTTCCGCTCTGTGATCGCAGCGATCAGAATGCCCAGGCTGTTCGCCTCTCCGGCGGTCGTCATCTGAATGCGCAGCTTCTTGTGCGTCTTGTTCTGCTGAACAGTCAGATATCCGCCTTCAACATCATCCTTCCGCATAACCAGCACATCTGCCGGCCTTTGCCCGGTCAGATAGGCTAGGTCCATCGCTTCCTTCAGCTCCTGAGCTGCCTTCTTGTACACCGCCTCCCAAACCACATCATTCGCGTAATAATCCCTCGGCGTCTCCTTGTTCTTGCGCACCCCTTGGCAGGGGTTCTCCTTCGTTGTCAGCCCCCACTCTCGGGCGATATTGAAAATGTGGGAGAGGGTAGCGATCTCACGGTTCGCCCGCACCTTTGCCGATCGCGCGTCTCGGTAGCCAGCAATCGTTGCTGGCGTGATTGAGTCGATCGGGGCGCTGTCGAACATTGGCCGGAGCTGCTTGATTTCCGCCAGGTTGTCCTTCTGCGTGCGCGGTGCTTTCTTCGGCACCACATCACGAATGTACCGGTCGAAGATTCCCTTCATGGTGCGCAGGTCGAGGGGCTTTTCCTTGGCTTCGAGTTCGGCCCATTTCAACCGTGCTTTGTCGATATCCTTGCCCAGAGGGATGTCATTACCGAGCAGGTCGCGGTAGTAATATGCGGTCCACGTACTACCGTTTTTGCGCTTTCGGGATCGCTTGTACATTCGAGGGGGCAGGTGCTGGTGTTCGGTCTTGCGGGGGCGCATATCAGTTCACTCGCGAATAATCAGGTGTCCATACCGGTGTGGCCGGTGGCGGGTTCGGATCGGCGATGGTGGGGCTGACCATGCCCAGCTTCATGCGGGCGTACATCCGCCCCACTAGCGGGCGTTTACCGCGGCTTTCGACAAACACCCACTGGCGATCAATCAGCCAGCGGCGCTGGTACGCGCGGGCTTTGTAGCCGGTGAGTTCGGCCAGCTCCTCGTCGGAGAGAATTTCAGTTTCCATGGTGATGCTCCATGCCGCGCGTGGCGGCAGAAGTTGCTTGCTATTGGATGGTTGCGCTTGGTCTACAGTTGATCGATGCGCAATTGATGCGGAGTAAACGAATGTTCAACAAATATCCGGAGCAGAAGCAAAGCCGGACGGCGCTGGCTGTGCTCGGTGCCGCATTCCTGGCGCTGGGAATATTTCTGATCGCCGTCGATGCAGTTGGAGGTTTTATTTTTGTCGTCGCTGGAAGCGGCCTTGTCTTGCTGACGTGCGGGGCAGGCGAGCGAACATTCGCGAGAGTGTTGCGAGTCCTGAATTGGTTTTGAGTGATTAACCGCGGCTTGGCCTTACGCCGGCAGGCTTTGTGGTTAAATGAGATGTTTTCTTAAGGAGAGGCATCTATGAAAAAGGCATTTCAAAACTCGTTGTTCTTATCCGGTCTGCCGCTGACCGTCTGTGGTGTTGCGATTACTGCCCCGGGTCTTTGGATTCCGGGACTGGTGCTGATGGTTGCTGGCTTGGCTACGAGAAAAAGAACCTGACTTCATCGCCACGGCCCCCTGTAGATCAGGTAGGCCATGTAGAGCGGGGCGAAGATCATGGCTGAACCCTCTTGAACTCGATGATCCAGACCCAAGGGTTGGCATCCCAGTCGCCGCCGGTGGAGTTCCACAACTCCTTCCAAGCCGCCGGGTACCAGTCTCGGTAATTCGGTGAAACGTCATCGCTTGCCAGCTCCGGCGGACACTGCAGGCCTTCCGCCCGGATATCGGCGCGACTGATGTCCTGCAACCGCTCGACGCGCACGTTGGTGATCTCCAGCAAGATGCGGCTGGCCCAGCGCGGCATGTGGATTGAAGGGCGTCCCCGGCCTTGTGTGATCATGGAGCAGCCGGTTTGCCGAATGGAGCCGTCTGCTGGGTAGAGGATCGGCTCGCCTTGGCTCAAGTCTCGGGGCGCGATCGAGTCCACCTGTGCATCTGCTGCCCAGGCCTCACGCACCCACAGACGCTCGCCGCGCCGGCCGTAAGGGCAAGGCGCGAACTCTTCCAGCTCTTTGGCGCACTCCGCCTCGGTCGCTCCGAAAACACCGAATCCATATCGCGGGTCGCGCTGAGCAATGGCCATCCAGCGATGACGCTCACCGGCAGCAACGGAAGCGTCTTCAACCGGTATCTGGAAGCCTTTGACCGGCCGCCGCGTGACCGTCTTCCTGCCATCCAGAATGGCGCACACCATCGGCGCCGAGAACAGGATCGGTCGTTCCTTGATAGCCGTCATGGCGTCACCTCGCGGCGTGCCCACCAGCAGACAGGGCCATCGTCGGTGTCGTGGATTGCGAGGCAGAACCAGCCTTCGCCTTCAGGGCGGTCAGGCTCCCAGTAACTGAAATCAGGGGCGTCGGCTTCGAAGTAGCGGTCAGAGACTGTTTGATCGCTGTGGTATTCGAGCTCGACCATTTTCACTTGCAGGCCCTGCTCGGTGATCCAGGCTTTGCACTTGTCTCCGCCGCCTTCATCGAAGTCGGGCAGGTCTGGATGCTGGAACATGCCGTCCTCATCGCGAACGACCGGAGCTGGCTGGATCAATTTGATTTCTTCAGGCATGACTTCGTCCTTGCCGCTATAGCGGCTGAATGGAAGAGGGGAATGGCAAAGTGCCTCGATAGAGAGTCTTTGCAAAATTCGTTACAACTGGAATTTGATCTTATTTGGTGACCGGGAGAGGGTCGTGCCGCACAACTTGGATAGGCCGGTCACACATAAATATCGCGGCCATCAGCTTTTTTTGAAGTTCGATTGGGAAAAACCAAATGACGCGGCGCCGTCTGCGGCGCATGTTTTAGAGAAAAGCGAGATTCCAGGCCTCGCCAATACAGTCGCTGATATCATTGGGCCTTGGCCGGACTATCGAAGCGCTCTTGCGGAAGCAATCTCGGCTGGGGAGCGCTGGATCGATAGTCAATCCCCGTGAGTCTGGGAGTAGATCCGTATCCAATATTTAGGATCGATGCCACACTGAATCTACAGGAATAGAGGCCCGTACTTCCGAGCCAGTCCTATCCCAGAAGTGCATTCGAAATGCTACCCATTGATGATTTTCGATTCACCGCTCACCAACACCTGCTCGATCTCGACGCGACCACGAATCATCTAATGATGTTGGTAGTCGCCAAAGAGGTTTCCGGAATCCGCTGGGACGATGCAGTGTTGCGCTAGAAACTAGCCTTCGAAGCATGGACATCCATCCTCCCGCGTGTCCATACAGATCCGATGCCTGCGCTTGATGGGCGCCCACCTGAAGAGCCACTCACTTCCTGATACCGCGGCAACGCGGGGTCTTGCGGCAGTGGAGATCGGCAGACGAACCGAGGGCGATCATGGCGTCACCTCCGAGATTTCTGGAATATCCTCGAATTTGTATGTCTTGATGACGCGCTCTTCGACACCGGAGACCTTGATGAACTTTGCCTCGTGCACCCAGGGGTATGCGTTCGGTTCGGCGTGCTTGCCGCCGCCGCTCATCTCACAAAAGGCGAGAGCACGGCCATCGGGCAGGATGAAGGCCTTCACATTGACCTCGTAGTTGCGCTCCCAGCTCGAGTGGCACCAAGAAGGGATGCCGCATACTTCTTCTGCTCCATAACGCACCTCGTTGATGGCGTCGTCATGCTCGTTTTCGTCGAACAGAGTGTCGAGTAGTTCGCCCGGTGCGACGGACAGAAAAGCATTGTCGATTTTGCTGTCCTGCCCATCATCATCGGTGAACGTGTAGGCGTAGCCGAACTCAAGCCCCTTTCGCATGACGAGCAGCTTCGCCAACTGTCTTGCAGTGAGCGTGTTCAGTGAGTGGTGGATGTTTGTATCGAGCATAGGGGTTCCTTGCCGCTATAGCGGCTGACTTTGAATGGGGAGGGAGTAGAGGTTTTTGAAGCTACGGCTACTATCGATAAGAGTCAGTTATTGCGGTGGCCCAGATGCTCAACGAGACAGATAAGGTTGGAGAGACGTTCAAGCGTGCGTTCTTCCGCGTCGATGGCGTGGCGATGTACTTCTTTTGGGCCGTCTGGATGGGGTTAGCAGTCTGGCAGCTATTTGATCCAAGCAAGCCAAAAGGCGTGTCTCTCATTTTTGTTGTGGGTGGCATGATGAACCCTTTTATTTTTCTCCTGTTCGGCGTGATGCGCACACCCGCTCCCTGGACTGCGTTACTTATCGTCGGGCTGAATGTTCGCTTCCTGATATTTGGCTGACTTTGAAGGGGAGTGGGTTGCTGCGGTTCGGCGGGATTCAGCTTTCTGTCATCCGGTACTGGCGGGTATCCGGGGAACGTCTCGAATTGTTCTGGCGGGCGGCGGTAAAGCGGGCCTTCCGGTATCGCATCAAGCAAGTTCTCTAGGTGATCGACCATCTTTCTCAGCTCAATGTGGCAAGAGCGGTCGATGTAGCCGTAGCCTTCCCAGTAATCAATGGGCTTTTGGTATGCCGCTGGCTCAACCAGACGATGCGCGGTCAACGCATCAATCCGCTGATCTGCTGCGTTCAGGCGCTGCTGCAGGGCGTCACGCTCAGCGGTGAGTCGCGCAACTTCACTCTCAGCTTTCGCCTGCTTGATGTCGCGCCGGTATTCGTCAAAACGCCGCTGCGCCTCATCGTCGCCACTCAAGCATCCGCAGCGATGTGGGTGTGCCGTGTAATCGATATCACAGAGGCGGTCAGGGTAGGACTTTGGCTTGGCGCCGATCGCCAGTGCCAGCAGCGACTCGGAAGGTTTGTTTTCTGTGGGCATGGGGATACCTCGCGGCTATAGTTCTGCGCAATTAAATGGGAGAGATTTGCTATGGATCAGGGCCTGTTAAACGACATTATTTCAACATCTGTCGGTGGAGCTGCGGGTGGCGCCGTGGCCGGGCTGGTTCTGTATGGTGTGCAGCAGGCCCACCAAGCGATCAGGGATGTTTTGGACACCAAGCGAGTACTGGGGTGGATGAGGTCTGAAGCTGGAGGCCTCCCTTATCGATCAACGAGGGCTATCGCCAGCTTCAACAATCTCACCGAGGACCGGGTGAGATTTGTATGTAGTCGCTGCCCGGAGATAGTCATGTCCCGCGGCCAGAAAGAGGACATGTGGACAGTTAACAAGGCGCTTGAGGATTTTCGCGATATTCAGAATCACCACCAATGAATACGCGGGGCATGCCCGGGCGGTGGAGGGTGGTGGGTTCAATTGGCCTTCTATATGGACAGGAATTTTTCTTGTCCTCTTTACGCCAATTGAGGGCTCAAAAATGAACAGATGGATAAACCTGATCGCTGCCGTTGTCCGGCTGATCGACGCGATCATCCGTACGGACTGGGTGTGATCTGCTTGAGGATGCGTCGGCCGATCCAGCGCACGCACGGCACGGCCTTGCTGTTGCCGATAGCCTTGTAGCGCGGGCCGTCCGGACACTCTTCCGCAGGCTTGCCGCGCCAAGGGATCAGCGTGTAGTCGTCGAGCATGCCCTGCAGGCGTTCGCACTCGCGCGGGATCAGGCGCCGAACCGAGGCGCCGACCTGAGCCGAGGGCATTCCTTGGCCGGCCTTGCCACCACCGCATCCGAGCGCGCCAGTGATACCGCCGTCACCGTCTTCATAACGAAGCTCCGATCGAGAGTTCTCGGCGAACGCTGCAACAAGCATGCTGGTTTCGGTGACCGGATTGCTGTTGTTGCGCATATTTCCGGAGCGAAGGGTAGGCGATAGTTCCGCGACCAGTTGTCCGGTCCACGCATGTTCAGCCTTCACATTTCCATGATTGGCGCCGAGAGTTCCCGATATCTCGGCAACGATGTTCGGGCCAAGGGCTGAGTTCGTATTGTCCAGCTGCTTGCCATAGTTGCTGGTGATCGTCTGGGCTACTTCCCGGCAATAGAGCACGTTCTCCTGGCCACTGTTCCGGCCGAGAGTGTGAGCTTGATCATTCAGAACGCACGGGTCTTGCGTGCCGTGAACCACCAGGTGGCTGTGGCCGTGATTGGCGTCTTGCCCGGAGCAGCCTTGAAGCCGTCCATAGCTGGCATCCAGTGTGGCGGCAACGCATGGGACGTCATCGTAGCTGTAGCCTCCGGACTTGCGTGCGCCGCCGGCGAGAGTTGGCGCGACAACAAAGTGGCCAGCCGCTGCGCCGTCTGGGCGGCCGCCGGCTCCACCGCTAAATGCATGACTGGTTAGAGCCCCGGCCACCTCCGGATGAAGAAAGAACGTCTCGCTTTCCATGTCGAGCCGGCTGTCCTTGGCGGTTAGTGTTGCCGACCGCTCGACAGATCCAGCCAGGCTGTGACCGCCGAACGCCGGTACGCCGCAGAACACACCAACCGCGGGGCCTTCGTCACCCTCGCAATTCGGGCAGCCGTACTGCCCTAATGACTCGTCGAAGGTGTGTCCGCATCCGCACTGGAGCGCAGGGCCGAAAGGAGCTGATCCGGTAACGTCTTGCCCCTCGCCTCGGCGCGGCGCAGTATCCCGGCGCACGCCTTCTCGCTCAAAAAGTACCTCGGTGGGATCGAATCCGTCTCGAGCACTTGCGACAACGAACACACGGCGGCGTCGTTGGGCCAGGCCGAAATATTGGGCGTCCAGGATCCGCCACGCGATTGTTCTTTTGGGTCCATACACACAACCAGCGTCCGGCCATTTCTTCCCTGAAGGCTGCAGTTCGCAGTCTTCCCCAGCAAGCGCGCCAAGAAAGCATCCGAAGGCGTTCCCTTTGTCACTGAGGACGCCGGGGACGTTTTCCCAGACGATGACGCAGGGCGGCTTTCGCTGGCCTGCTCGAACATAGTCAACTGCATCTGCAAGCTCCACGTATTTGATGGTGAGGGCGCCGCGCGGGTCGGTGAGGCCTTCGCGCATCCCGGCCACGCTGAAGGCCTGGCACGGGGTTCCGCCTACGAGGATGTCCGGCGCCGCGATCTTGCCGGCCAGCACCTGGGCGCCGAGTTTGGTCATGTCGCCGAGATTCGGCGTGTTCGGGTAGTGGTGAGCCAGCACCGCGCTGGGGAACGCTTCGATCTCGGCGAACCAGGTCGCCCGCATGCCGAGCGGCTTCCATGCAAGCGTTGCCGCCTCGATGCCGGAGCAGATCGAGCCGTAAGTGATATCCATGTAGGGGGCTCCCCGGTATAGTTATTGAAATTTGAACAGGGAAAAACAATGGGTATTTTTAGTGTTGTTCGCGCACTGAAAGATGAAATTGCAATAGTTCTTTCGGTATTTGCATTAACGATGTCGGGTGTCAGTCTGTATTATCAAGTCCGAGAAACTGACGCGGTTTCCTTGCGACTTGTTGAAATTGATTCCACAACTGAAAAATCCGAAAGAGCGGTCGTTCAGTTTGTTATTTCGAACGCCGGTAATCTCCCATACCTGATCAGTGAAATTAAAATGGTGGTTAGCTCTTCCCCAGATGGTAAGGGGTATGGCTATCCGTCTGACGGTTCCACGTCTGCAAAAGGTACGCCGTTCGTTTTGGATAAGGGTCAAATGAAACTTGTCGAGGTTGACATACCCGTCGCTCAGATTGTCGGTGGAGGCAAAAAGGCAATTCCTGCTTATTTAGGTGCAGTGGTTACTTCTGCTGACGTGAATGGTGAGGTTCACAGAGTTGAACTTTGGTATGCAGCGCTTTGTGTTCAGTCTGGAATGTTAGTTAATGGTATTAACAGTGGCAAAAAATTCACTTTGAAAGAAAGTGACTATTCACTTTTCAAGCGTTCAGATTTAAACCAATGCCTGTAAAAGTACGCGGAGAGCATCTTAAACTTCCATCCCAGTCGCGGGGAACTCTTCAAGCTGCCGCGACCACTTTTCCTTAACTACTATTTCCGGTCGCGACATGTTGGCGAAGCGTGCTGATTCTTCGGCAGGTGCGCCGGCGAAATTCATGATGAACGTCGACACCGTCTCTTGCCACTCCTCGAAGCCGTGGCGGTTGCCGAGAATCACCAGCGCCTGATCACGCGCCTTCCGAACAATGAGCGATCGCTTCTCGACGGCGACCGGCCAGTGGCTGGCCGCCCAGATTACTAGATGCCGGCATCGCGGGCACCGGTTGACCATCCGCCGAGACCGGCGAACAAATCGATTGCGGTGGGCATAAGGAAGTATCGCGGCTATAGTCTCGCGACTTAGAAAAGGGGATTCAAATTGTCTATTTGCTTGGCGCTGACCGATGCAGATTGGTCGCTCACGAAGGACGTTTTTTCCATTGTCGGCACTGTGGTCGGTGCAGTAATCAGCGCCGCTACTATTGGGGTAGCGATTTACTTCGGTCGAGCCGGTCTTCACACATGGAGAAAGCAGCTCAGGGGATCTGCCGATCATGATCTAGCGCGCCGTTTGCTTATCGAGCTCTATAAACTTCGAGATGAAATACAGAGAGCGAGATCACCCGCGATTTTTTCGTTTGAAGGGATACCCTTTGAAGGCGAGGTTGTATCGGATGACCAGCAACAAGCCAGCTATGACCATACTGCTCGAGCCTACCGTCGCCGCATGATAGCCATGGACAATGCTCGAAACCCGCTTCAAGCCACTATGCTTGAGGCGGAGGCGATCTGGGGGGGCGAACTTAAAGGGCTCATGGAGCATGTTTTCAAGCTTGAGCGTGAGTTTGTGATCTATGTTCGGCTTTATCTGATGTCCATAGATCCTGTTCAGACAGTACAGGGGGCACTCTCCCGGCAACAGCTTTTAGAGCAGCGCCGGAATGTTCTTTATGATTTGGACAGTGCCGATGACGTTTACTGGATCGAGATGATGCAAGCACTGCGTGATGTCGATAATCACTTACGCGCACACCTAATACCTTATAAGTGATCCGGTAACCTGGTCCCCGCGGGCTGGCGTGATTCGTATAAGTGGGGTATTTGTGTTCGACCCGGCATGGAGCCGGATAAAGGAGCTGTTATGTTTGCGCGAATCGTAGTGGGCCTATTGATAGGAGTCGTTGCTGGCTTTGTAGAGGCTTGCGGTCCGTCCTGGGCAACGAAGTGGCTGCGTATTTCGGAGGCGCTGTTGTTTCTTGTAGGCGTAGCGTTTGTAGGGTCGTCCTTCATGTTTGGCGCTATCTATGGCGTTATGGCGATAGCCGAAATTGCTGTTGGTTTTTACGCATACGGAAAAGTTTTCCGCCCTGAAAAAGCAAGCTCATAAATATCCCGAGTCAGGCGCCGCTCTCCGTTACCGGTGGTGGCAATTTGGTTTGGGTTGAGGTATTACAGGTGACCGGCATGGAGCCGGATCACGGAAAGGAGCTAGACGATGGAAAAGATAGATTTCGAGTTCGACACTGACCGTTTCAACGGCATTCTCGGTAGAAACAACAGGATGCTTGCTGTGACTAAGCAGCATTTGTTGAACATTATCTCTCATTGGTCTGGATTTACTCAGTCAATGTTAGGCGGCAACGCGACCATCGAGATTGATGAAAAAACGAAAAATGTTACAGGGACCGTTCTTGGAAAGAGCTTCAACGTTATTTTCGGTGTGCTTGCAACTGACGAGTTTTGCCGGGTTGAGGCGATTGTTCTGACTCCATCGGCTGAGGCTGATCGTAGCGTTGAGGCGGGACGCTTTTACGTATCGTCAGATGGTGGGATATATTCAGCTTCGAATGAGACGCTCATGAATGAGCATGATGAGTTTCAAAGCTACTCTTTGTTGATCGCAGTGCTGCGGAAGGTACTGAGTACTCCTCAGGCAGTTTGATCCAAATCTGAAGCGATAACCAAAGCTCCTGCTGTACCGAAAGCATCAACACTCTGCAGCGTCTAGTCGAGACGCTTGTCGCTGGCCAGCGAAGCGAATCATCCGCGCCACGTTTTCACTTACCTGTATATTGTGGCGCGGACTCTCAATCGCCTGATATGAGAATGTCGGCCCGAGCGCATGAGCATTGAGAATCAGGTTCTGCATCGCCTCGCTGATTTCCTCGATTTCGTTCCAGGCCATCAGCTCTTCAAGCTTCTGTCGGGTGCCCAGTCGTAGCCGGTGCCGCAATTCCTTCTCGTCGTACTCGATTCGCTTCTCGGCGGCCTTCGCCGATCGCTCTTGTCCAGTCTTGGCCATGGCCTTCCTCTTCAATTCCGCTGGCCGGCAATTCCAGCCAGGTCTGTCGTTTGCGTTGCTGGGGTCTGGAACGTCTCACGCTGCGACCTTCACCTGATGCCAGGCGCCGGCGGCGTAGAACAGCTTTGCGGCTTGGGCTTCATCCATTGAGATCTCGTCGGGAATGGCGATCCAGCCTGATGCCACCAGATGGTTCGGGTTCGCGCTGTTGCGCAGCTCCAGGTAGTAATGCTCGATGGCATCGGTGAGGCGCTCGATCTTGTAAACGCCCTCGGGCGAGATCTCGACCGACTTGATGTACTCGGCGCCGCGCTCGTCTCGACACATGGCGCCTATGTAGATCGTCCATCGGTAGGAGAAATCGAAGATCGCGTTGGTGATCGCCACACTTCGGATCTGCCGGCAGCTCTTCCAATTCGCCATGATCTGGCTGCCGCTGGGGTCGATGTTCACAACCGCAACGTGGTTGGTGCGCAGCAGCGCCCGGCAACTGCGTTCGGCCCGGGCGAAACCGTTGTTGGGTTTGCGTTTCGACTTCATAGCGAGTCCGCCATTTTGCGAAGAGCCTTGCGGTCGGCGGCCGATATCGGCTTCCGGCGCCGCTTGAGGACCGTTTCAGGGTCTATTTTGTTGGAGCGGGGCGGCGGCGGCGGATTGCGCGGCGGGCTTTTCAGTTGTTCGATCCGCCCGCCGGTGGCCAGGTACTGGGCGACCTGGTCATTGATGGATTCCGCGTGCTGCCGCTGCTGCTCAATCAGGTTGAGGTGGTTGCTGATCATGCTGGCCTCACTTGATCCGGATCGAGCTTTCGCCGCGCTCAAGGTGAGCCCAGACCGGTTCCGGTATCAGTTCATGTTCCGCGTCTTCGCCGGCCTCGATGCGCTTGCGCACCGCGTCGTTGTGATCACGGATTTCTTTGAGCTTTACGGCGATAGTTTTCTTGTCTGGAGTGATCACGCTCTTCAACGTGACAAACTCGTCAGGCACTGCTTGCTCATTGTCGACAATGACCTTCTCGGGCGAAAGCGCGAGTGTGATGGTGAACAGTGGTCGCTTGATGGACTTGATGTCAGCGGCTTCCATGTTCCGGCGCAGGTAGTCGCTGAGTTGGCCAACAGTATTTTTCTTGATGCGCTTGAGCTCGTTCAAGCGATCAACCTCCTTGTCGATGGCGTCGATGTCACCTTCAATGTTCCGGCGCAGCATGACGACGTTGTCGGCCTTCACTTCGAACTCGCCCTTGATGCCGTCCATGGTGTCTTGGATAGCCTGGCGCAGTCCTTCGTCGTCGCTGTCAGCCAAGGCTGCGAGTTCGGCCATCTGCACATTCAGTTTGTAGAGGTCGGTCATGCTGCGCCCTCCAAGGCATCTTCAAGGTCTGCTTTACGGGCGTCTTTGGCGCGCGTGAATTTGAGTTTGTGAGCAGCGCACTCTGGTTCGGTTTTGCGCAAGTCCAGCTTGCGCATCGCCGACTTGTAGAGCTGTTCCAGCTCATTCAGTGATTGCGCGGTACCAATTAAGTGGAGCGTTTCAGCTAGCCATTCGCGGTATTCAGCAGCCAGACGCTCCTTCGCTTCGATCTTGTCCTCGGCGCGCTCGATTTCGGCTTCACCCAGGCGTTCATTGACGTAGTGAATGTCGTCGTAAAGACCGAGGCGAACGTCGGCGGAGAAGCCGAGCTGGCTCAGGCACTTGCCGATCGCATCTGTGAGAGATTTTTTTGGGGCGTCGAAGTCAGTACTGATGCCAAACCGGTTCTGTGTGATGAAAGGCGTGTGTCCATAGTGCGTGATCGTCTTGCGTTCGCCGTCGCCGCCGAGGTACCACAGCGCGACTTTGAGGGTGTGAACCTGGGCGTTGGCCAAAACTGCTCCTTCCTTGCTCAGCAGCGGTCCGCCGATATCGAAGCGCTCTTCGATCACGTCATACCCCCAGCCGGTACCGCAAGGCCCGAACTGCTCGGTGGCACGCTTAGCCAGGTATTGGGCGTTCACCGCGGTACCTGTAAAACCGCCGGGGCCGGTGTATTCCTTGGTAAACTTGGGGTCGGTCTTTTCGACCTCTTCCCAGAGGGCGAGGTTTGGTGCAGGCATGACGATCTCCCGCCGCGCGTATGCGCGGCTCTGAAAGATGGGGTTTATTGAGTGATGCGGTCGGCGAGAGCGCTGAGCAGCATCAGGAAGGTGAAAACGCCGAGGGAGGAGAACGCGCCGCGCCAGATGATCAGGCGGCGCGCCCATTGACGACCGGTCACGGCCGAACTCTCACCGCAATCCGCTTGCCCTTCATCGAAGGCGCCAGGCGCTGCGGGAGATTGGCGACCAGATCCTCGCGCTTGCGGCCGATCACCTCGTTAAAGGGAAGGCCGAAGCCGAGCAGGGCAATCTTGTGTTCGATGTCCTCGAGCCGCTCGTCGATCAGCGTTTTAACCGGTGCCGTACTCATGCGTCCTCCTTGCGCCGCTGACAGGTGTCACGCAGGCGTTTGCAGTAGTGGTTGAACTCGTCGGTGTTGATCGCTCCGTCGGTGAAGAGGCGGGTGATCAGCGCCTGAACCAGCAGGCTGATGTCTTCTTCGCCGGCGGGCGCCGACACACCCTCTAGGGCTTGGTCGATCAGTATGTGAGGGCTCAAAACCCACACTCCCGCTCTACTCGATCGCTTTCGCGCTTGGCGTCTCGGTATTCATTGGCGTGCACCGCGACCAGGTCGTTGGCGAGCGACCGAACGATCTGCGGATCACCGCCGACGGCTTCGATGGCCCACTTGTGCAGTACACCGCCATCCCCGCGACAGATCAGTTCGATCAGGATCTTCTCGATGTATCGATCGGGATCAGGGTTCGCGGCCATGTGATCCGCCAGCGCCTCCGGTAAGTGGTCAGCGTTGACCAGGACCTTGCTTCGACCTACCGGATTTGGAGCCTCGACGTGTCGCCGATAAAGCAGATCGTCGACCGACTCGGTCAGCCATTCCTGACCTGCCTCCGTGTCGAGAAAGTCGTCTTCCGGGATGAGCTTGCGCAAAGCTGACATGGTCGTCTCCAGAGTGGCGGGGTGTTGATCCAACAAAACTCGGATGCACTCATCCGCTCCGCTGGTTGCCGTTGGGCGCGGAGGGGAGTGCATTCGGGTGGTGTCGGCATTTACGTAAGGGGCACGCGTCAGGTTGCTCTACTACTCTCCACCTGACGGATCACCATGCAGGAAGCTCCGGCAATGACTGATCAGCATTTAAAGAAAAAAAACGGTGCGAAGCTCAGTACCAAAGAGAGAATCGCAAGGCTGCATGAGCGCATAGAGCGTCTTCAGGCTGAGCTTGAGGAGGCTCCTGCACGAAGGGCAGGGCAGATCGCTCGTGAGATTCGTATCTGCAAGGAGAGCTTGGTTGTCGAGCGTACTCATCTGATATCGAAGATCGACAAAGTGAGAGCCAGAAAGCTCTCTGGTAGTTACGGTTCAGCTCGCAAATAGCTGCACACTCTTCACAAAGTCCTTCGCAGGGTTTTCTGAAGAGTGCCCGGCCCAAAATAAAGGGCCGGCGTTCTCTTTTCTCCGCCCCATGCACGACGCCGCGGTTTCCCCACCTGGCCGGCGTCACACATTTCGTGTTCGGTGTTCTTCCCCGGCTGGCTTGCATGGTTTGGCGTCCTCCCATATGGGGAGTCCGGCAGGTTCCAGAGCCTGCATGGGGATCGAAGTTTGTGTTTCGCGCTATGCCCGTTTCCGGGGATCGATCCGCGAAGATTCCTGACTGTTAAAGAGCGGCGCGGCTTTCGCTGCTGGGCCCGTGATGTGCTGGCTTGAGGTAAATTTACCATTTGGAAATTACCTGTCAATGCATAATGGTAAATAAAATGGTAAATATTGAAGGCGGAATTGGTAAATCCATGCTGGTATTCACTTTTCTCCGGACGAAAAAAAACCCGCACGGGGCGGGCAAAACTTCAAATCTGCGGATCACATCGTGTCGATCTCTGCTTTAAGTCGGTTTATCGCGGCTTCGTAGCTTGTCTTCTCCGGGCTCTCATCCGTCCAGCCGCGTGGAGTACTCAGCCAATCCATGTAACCTAGCCATGATGCGTATGCTTCGGTGATTGCAGGCCTTAGCTGTGGGTACTTTGCAATTTCTTCTTTGAGAAATGGCTTAATCGAGGGCTTCTCTGTCTCCACGCACTCTTTCGATTCTTCGTATGCTTTTTGCAAAATGGACTTGTATTTCTTGCTTGTCGGGCCGTAGTCCCGCTGAGCGATGGATGCCTCCGTAGCGTTGCCCGATCCCGTGATGCTGCACTTCGCCGCCGATCCTTCGATTCGATCAATAAATGAAGGGTCGGCGAAGGCTGACAATGAAAAAAGTGCGCTTGTCGCAAACGCAAAAACGTATCTGCGCATGGGTATCCATCCTTTGAGTAATGGCCCAGAATTTTACCATTCGTGGCGCTACGCCACCATCTACCGCTCCGTCAATCACCTTCACTGAACGGCAGTGCTGTGGGAGATATCTACCGGTGCACGCACCCACTAGGTACTCACCATGAACGACGACCGGAAAGTACAGGCCCTGTCAGCCTGGCGAAAATTGCTCGAAGAGCCAGAAATCCGGATGGATGCCGAGGAGCAGTACGATGAGTTGCTCAAAATGGCAGACGCGATGGAGCAGGAAGGACTGATTACTGCCGGCGAGTGGCGTCAGTTGGTCAGAGAGGCTGGCACGAGGTTCGCTCAAGCAACTGAAGGGCTCGGAGGCGGAACGTAGGAGGGGAGAGACCGGAAGCCCGGCACTGGGCCGGGCTCCAAGGTCAACGTTCGGCTGAGATCACTTCAGGCCGCCATGTCGCCGTTAGCTAGGCTTTTTTTCAGCGAAGTTTTCATCACTTCCATTTGTTCACCCAGTTCATCGAGTTTCGCCTTGCCCAGCAGCTTCTTGGCCTTCGGAAACATCTCGGTTTCCTCTTCCTCGATGTGATGCTCGAGCAACTCCTTCACCACCTTTACCCGGCCTGCAAACTCGGGTGTTGAAGGGTCAGTGCCTTTCAGATCTGGGAGCACCAGGGAGTCCACTGTGCGGTGTTCTTCCTTCGCCTCGTAGTACATTTCATCCTCCTCTTTGCCCCCCGCTTCTTTAAAGGCGGGGTAGAGGATCTGCTCTTCAAGCTGGGTATGGATAGTGATCTCCATCTCCAACTTATCGAGCAGCTCGACGCGTTTTTTCAGAGCGCGGTCAGTGGATTCGCTCAGCTGGCTCAGGATGCCCTTCACTTTTTCGTGATCGGCTTTGAGAAGGTCAATAGCGTTCATTTTGTATGCCTCATCTATCACAGGTTAGCGTCAGCAGCTCTCCGGCTGCGGTTCACGTTCTCCCAGTAGTAACGGCATCTTCTGTGCCAACTGCCCGAAAGTAAAAGACCCAGCGATTTCAAGCATTTCGCAGAACTGATGGCGAGGTGAGGGCATGCACTCTGCACGGACGCCTGGATAGCTACCTTGCAGAAGGCGGTTAATCACATGCGAAAAAAAGCCCGCCAAGGGGGACGCGGGCTATGAAGTTCATGAGGAGTGTTGAACATAGTCGACGCGCAGCTATTAGCATCCGATGCATGGACTGACGCACCGTTCTCCGCTCTCGAGAATTGGGGGGGCCGACGGTGATGCCTGGCGGGAGCTGGTGGAGGAGGCGACCGCCTTCTATGCTCATTCGATCGAAGGATTGGAGGGCGGGTCGTAACGAAAGGCGTATGAAAAAGCCCGATATTTCGGGCTCAGGATTCGGGCGTATGTAAGCTAAAATAATTTAAAGGAAAAATCAGTATTTGAGTGATCACATAAAACGTCATAAACGAAATGTGTTTTAACACCAAAGTTTGCCGCAGCATCCGGTATTTGTATTTTATTTCTTCGTTCGGGTTTGCTGAGTTCGTGAGTAATGATTTCGTGTCCGTAAGCCATTGCTGTTGCAATTAAAAAAGCATCTGCAATGTCGGCGCGGGCGAATTCTTTTTTTGCTGGCTCGGTGAAATGGGTATTAGCTGCCGTCCACTTCATTATTTCTTTATATTTGGAGAGAACTCTAGGGTCGGTGTCATCGGCCATGAAAAATGTGGAAGGAAGTTGCAAGGCCCACTTCCGTACAGGGTCATCATCTTTGCCCTTTAATAGCTCTTCTTTCACCTTGGATGTCGAACAAACCATTCCACTTGCATGAGCGCGCTCAACCCACGTCCAGAAATGATTGCAGAATTCAAACCGATAATGAAGGTTTTTAGCCTGCAAGAATATATTTGAATCGACTAGATATTTATGCATGGCTGCGAATATTCTTATTGTAAATATTAGTAACTGTGCTTGGGTTTACATTCAGAAGTCTTGCTGCATCTCGCATTAGGGTGCTTCCTTCCATGGCGCTTCGAACTAATGCATTAGTTACTTTTTTGCTGTTCCGTACAGGAATGGTGGCGTAAGGATTTCCCCCGCTCCCGGCTGCTTTGAAGCTATTTGCATACAGAGAACCGTACATCTCTTTGTTTATTTTTCCCAGTTCATATGCTCTGCGGCCGACTACCAATCTGCTAACGCGGAAGTACTTGCTCGCGCGATCAATAGCTTCGAATCCGCCGCCTTCCCACATTGATAGGAATTCTGATCTCGGTACCAATAGCTCCGCCGCCACGCGATTGCAATAGGATTCAACGTTGCTGTCAGAATTGAATTCTTTTGGAGAGGGGATATCAGAAACACCACTTTCTCCGATCCAAATATGGGCAACTTCGTGAGCTAAAGTAAATATCCATGCCGCCTCGGCATCCTTTCCATTAATGAACACCGCCGGAGCAAACTGATTACAGATGGCAAAGCCTCTAAATTCCGAGACCGATAACGCTCGCTTAGTGTTGCTTTTGACTATTCCACTCTTAAATACAAGAATTCCAGCGGATTCGAAACGTTCAGAAAGAACTCTGAAATACTCTTCTGGATTAGCGCAGCTTCTCTTTAAATCTTGGGTGATCCCGCAGCGAACAGCGATTTCCTGTGCGACCATTTCAATGTCGTTCGAGGTGTTATATTTTCCGACAAAATCTAATGGTTCAGCATCTACCTCCCGAAGATAGTCAAGATACCAGTCTTGCTTGGCTATCACGTCTTCCAAAACCTCGAAGAAATCAGAGCCTAACGGGTTTGGACTCGAGACCTGTCGCATATCAGGTAATCGAGGTTTTTCTACCTCGGGTGGGCTATCTAATAATAGATAGCCAAACGGAGTTCGCGTCGTAGACGCTACCTTCTCTAGCTGACGTATCGTCAGCTCACCGGTCAAGAACTTATCTACCCCTCGTCCCGAAGCGATCGAGGATGCAAGATCCTCAAGCGTCTTGCCAATTTGGCTTGCAGCCCAGTCTAGAACCGAGGGGGAAATTGTAAGAGTATCCATAATTAATTTTTCGCACGTCGATCCTGACGATTATGTAGCTATGAACTGCTCTTGTCTGCGCCTAAATTGCATGACTATGACGCTGGTTAGGCTTCACGATAGACGAAATGTTCACTTTGGCCACCCGCGACCCATGAGTTCAAAGCTCTATTTAGGAGATTTATGGATGAGCCCGGGCGATAGATGTGGACGGCATCATAGAAAAAAACTGTCGTATCCCAAGTTTCGCCCTCGTAGATCAGCGGTAGGAGCAAGTTAATGACTCCAAAACCATCCTCTTCATCCGCCCCCAAGGCTTTGCCGACCATCGCTCTGAGCTTAGGTGCTTCGGTGCGCATGCAGTTGATTACCGCAATTCCGCTGGTTTTCAGAGCATGAGCAATATCAGAGATATCGTCGTTACCATCCAAAAAGAAAACTTCCGTCATTCATGATTCCTTTCTAGCTTAGGCAGGCTCAGAAGATGGCCTCACTCTCAATCCCATGGAAGCTTAATTCTTTCAGCGCGAGTACATCGCCCACCAGAACACATGCCCCAGAATCGAGATCTGCTGCTCCTGGATCTGCTGGAACGTGTAGTCCTCATCCGGATGCTCGTCACGGTTAAAGCTGCGCAGGCGTAGCCCGGTCGGGATGCGGTACACCTGCTTCACGCGCAGTTGGCCGTTGTGGTTGATGGCGTACATCTCGCCGTCGACGATATCGCTCAGTGAGTTTTTCCCCACGTTCACGCCAACCGTGGCGCCGTCGCGCAGCACGGGCACCATGCTGTTGCCGCCAACCTTCACGCACTTCGCGTTGCTGAATTGAACGCCGTTGTGGCGCAGGTCCTTTTTGTTGAAACGCAGGCGCGAGTTGGCGTTTTCTTCGATCGCGAACCTGCCCGATCCGGCCGCCAGCTCGACTTCGTGAAGGAAGGGGACGTAGACCTCGTCTTCATCGAGAGGGGTTTCATCGTCCCAGGTCTCAATGGAGGACAGTGGGATCTCGACTTGAATTCTTGGCTTGGTAGCACCAGACGCCGAAGCTGCCGATAGCTCCCCCTCGCTCAATGGGCGATCAAGGGAGCCAGGTGCAAGCCCGCACTTCATTTCGAAGTCGCGCGCCATTTTCTCCCCGATGTTCCGGAGATGCTCGGCCTTGTCGGTGAAAAGCCGGGAGATATAGGACGGCTGCTTATCCACGCGGGCGGCGAAGTCAGCGTCTTTTCCGCCGAAGTCGCGATCAATGATCTGGCGAACTCTGGCTCTGCGTATGTCTTTGATATCCATCTCCCCATTAGAACCTTTATTTCCCTTTGGGGAAATTACCTTTACTTGGTAAACATTTATGGTAAATTCGTGCATAAATGAACCAGAAGGTAAATCCGCATGGACTTCCCCACGTACGCAAAGCAGCTTCCGCGCGGCGGAAGAAAACGCCTCGCCCTGAGCCTCGGCATTCCGGCGAGCTACCTCTCTCGTTTGATCTCGGGCGACCGCTCCATCACTGCGGAACGCGCCATTGAAATTGAACACGCAACAGGCGGGAAGGTGACTCGGCAAGAGTGCCTTCCGGGTATCCAGTGGAAGAACGCTTCGTAAGTTCGACCCGCCACGCCAATCCGTTGAAGACAGATTAGAAGAGAGCAGTCCCCATGGAAACGTCCAGTCCAAGACACACCGCACAAACCCGAGATCAGGTCTTGGTGGCGCATGCCGCCAACCAGATCGCCCGAACCAGCCTGAGCCAGGATGACTTTGCCCAAGCCTTGAGCCGGGAGATCTACGTGCGCGTGCCGGAGGCGAAGATCAAGGACGCCAAGGTTCCAGACTTCGCTGAGTTGGCGCGCCTGAACGAGGTTGGCGAATTTGTGAAGGCTACAGGCCGCTGGCTGAAGCGTGTGCAGCGCTGGCTGTCCGGCGAACAGGAAATACCGTCGTGGCTGGAAGAGTCTTGGGTGAATGCTCTGGAGTCCGAGTATCGAGACCACTGCATCAACGAACTTGCCGGTCGCCACGGGCTGACCGGTGCCCGCCAGATGCAAAGCGATCAGTGCGCCAACAAAAGCTTCGGTGCGCTGATCCGCGCCTTGGGCGATGTGATCGATACCGGCAGCGAAGTCTTTGATGACCAGGTGATGTGCGAAGAGGACTTGCCGCACCTGCCGGCGTTCGCCGAGCAGTGCCGTCAGGTTGAAGCGCGGGCAGGGGAGCTTGGCCGAAAGGCTGAAGCACTTATCGCAAAACACCGACCGCATTTGAAGCTTGCCTAAATCCCGGGCACAAAAAAGCCGACGGAGAAGGTCGGCTCATTTGCAAAACTAGAGAGGCCCGATTATGCAGAGCCAACCCAATTCGAGCAATACCCCTAACAGTGTCGCGACACGTTTTAAGAATTCTCAAAACGTGTCGCGGACTTTTGTCTTTTCCGTTCACGTCAGGAACACCTGACATGCAGTTCACCGTCACGATCAATCAGGTGAAGGCGTTGGAGTGGGGACTGAATTCTCAGCAGGCCCTGCTGTTCGCCTTCGTCTACGGCTGCCCGAGCTGGACCAAGCCAATCAAGACTGACGACGGGATCTTCTTCGCGCTGAG